TCAAAAGGAATCATTCCAAAGTTGAAGTTATCTTTGAGAACACCAGTCTTTTTACGGTATTCTTCAATCCAATCATACATTGGCTTTTCATAATCGCCGTAAGGCGTATATTTTAAAGCTAGACTTTTTAGACCGTGTGTACCTACAGTTTCGTCGAGCACATAGTGCTGAAGCATGGTATCTTCGAACTTAGGAAATTTAAAGCCAAATTGATACTGAAAATACCCAATATCAAACTTGGAATTGTGAAATACTACCGTCTTAGCGTTAAACAAATATTGAAGACGTTTTTCTACTTCTTCATCAATTACATCTGTCGTAATATACACGCCCTTAATGCCGTCATAGCACATAGAAATGCCAAGCATATGACCATTACGATGGTAAAGGCTAGTTGCCTCGGAGTCAAGAGCTATGAATGTTGATGAGTGAGCAATTGCAGCTTCAATATACTCTAGGGCTTCTTCTTTAGTTTCGATACCACGAGTAATACTATCATCTACTTTGACAGCAGTAACTTCTCCAGTAATGTACTTGATAATATTATCTCTAGATTCAACCCAAGTTTTTTCTACTTCGGGCTTAAAGGCCAACATTGCTGGGTTAATAACAGGAAGAAACTTATCGTCCACTACTCGTCCGCTGTATTCGGTAACAGATTTAAGATTCGCAAGATATTTGCAAGCTTCTGAGCCTACAAGAATAATCCAATCATAATTGTCTGTATTCAATTGAAGATCAACATTTTTCTTCAATACTTTGGCTACAGTAGCATCTGAACAAAGACTAAACTGTTCAAACTCAAAGGATCCATTAAAAAGTTTATCGTAATTATTACGACTTGGTTTTGCTTCAATAATTGCTACATTAGCCATACAATACCTCTTTTAATTTTTGAACTTGACTAGTGGTCAGTTCGCCTGGATCTTTGTTATCTTTAAGTGTATGAATTTTTGCGTCTAAATCTATTTTTTCTGCAATATCTTTTACTTTTTTAGCGCCTTCTATACCCGCTTTATCACTGTCATAAAGTATATCAATACCTTCTATACCCTGAAGCTTAAGCAAGTCAAATGAAGTATCTTTTATTGTAGTTACTCCGAAAGATGTAACAGCATTAGTTAAACCTTTATCATGTAGGTTTAACATGTCAAAAATACCTTCTACTAAAATTATTCTACCGTTAATTGGTGTTACTTGAGGAAATAAAGGAAGAGCCGAACCGCTTGGATGAACATAGTATTTTTTATTTAACATTCCAGTATCGTCTCTTCCAATAAAAGCAACTATTCTATCTGTAATATCTGTAATTGGAAATACTACTCGATTCATGAATTCTTTTTGAGCACTTTTAAAGGCGTTAAACTTTTTATAAGTTTCTGCAGTGATTCCTCTCCAAGGGGTTGAAAAGTCTATTGCGTCATTGGGGAGGGAATAGCCAATACTTTGTTGCCGTATTTTTTCTATCTTTCTTTTTACCTTTTCACGCATTAATTCTAACTTATTCGGGGCGTGTTTGTAAAGAAAAAAAATATTTCCCTTGAAGCCGCATGCCATGCATTGAAAAATGCCAAGTACTTTATCGATTCTCATGCTAGGGTTTGAATCGTCATGCTCAGGATTTAGGCACTTTACTAGAAAATCTTTTCCACTAATATTGTAAGCAATTTTTTTTGTATTTAAAAGTTCTTCTACGGTCATTGGTCGTCATACACGCTTTCGCCCGTACTCTCCGTTAATTTTTTGTCAGCAGGATTTTTTGCAGACTCTGGGCCAATTTTTAGAGTTTTCCAGTCTATAGCCGAAGTAAACCCTTTTACTTCTCCATTTCTCATCTTTACACAATTAAAGGAAATACAGTTATCTTCAGGGCTATGAGTATCTAGAGTAAATGCGGCATCTGCGGCGTCTAGAATACCTTTTGCAAATCGAGCTTCACCAGTTGCATCAATTTGATACGGAGCAATGATAGGCACTTCATACTGTTGTGCCATACTTTTTAGTGCTTTACTGATCTCAATTTGTTCTGTCCAGTCGTATTGCCCAAATTTAGAGTATTGATTTCCTGTTCTATACTTTACTTGGTTAAGATAATCTACGATAATTGCTTTCGGATTAATAGTAACAATCTTTTTATCCATTTCGCTTCGAATTTTGGATACAGATAGTTCTGGATCATAGATTACATCTAATTGTGTTTGTTTTAAAGGATTCTTAATTAGCTGCGAATGAAACTTATCAAATGAGTTATGCGATAAATAATCTTCATATGCTGTTTCTCCTTCTTCAAAACGATTTGCCCACCACTGAGCTACTCGTCTCCATTCGGGAAGAGAAAGAGACTTATTTCTTATTGCAGCCATACTTACATTTGTAGCGATAGCGCAAATTCGTTGAAGAATAGAACGAGAGTCCATCTCAATAGTAAAATAAAGAACAGACTCATTTTCGTTATAAATATTAGCAGCAATATTAGCACAAGTAAGCGATTTACCGGCCCCGCGCCGGCCTCCAATAAGAATGAGATCTCTTGGAGAGAAACGCATAACTTCATCATATTCAGCGTTCAAGCTAAGAGGAACATTTCGTGCAAGTTCTTCTTCAGAGTAGAAAAGATCAATTCGACGCATATCATTTTCTGGCGTGCGAAGATCTACTTTAGATTCTACGTCTAGAACGATTGCCTGTAGATTTGATAGACTTTCTTCTGCGTTGTCTACTGCTACCGAAGTTTCTAAATACTTTTCAAGCTGAGTCATAATCTCTGCTTGAGTGTATTCGTTTTTAAGATACTCTAAAAGTTGAGAAGAAGGAATATCTATGTCTTGAGCTTTCTCTACGACATAGATTTTTTCAAGAGTTCGACGGTCTCGAACAGATAGTTTAAGATCGTAAAAACTTGGAAGGCTAGAAAAGTGATCTACATGGTTTTCTATTACTGAATGTATTTTGCTAAATTCTTCAGGCAGATAGTGTTTCTGCAGACTGGCCCAAGTGTCCACATCTTTATCAACGATAATTTTTTTGATGAGAACACTAGCTAGGTTCAATTAACTCTCCTACATTTTTATATGCGATAAAAAGGAAGCGAGAAGATTACTCTACTCGCTTCCTCGAATTGGGAGTCAATCCAACTTAGCCAGTAGCTTTCTCTTTGCGAGCAGCTCCATCATAGTTAGATGCTACCAGACCACGACGAGTGAGCATCGTCTTAACACCACGAACCGTCTTACCAAGACGCTCTGCAATGTCTTCAACGGACATATCAGCAATATCGCCCAGAGCTTCGAGAGGATCTACCTGTTCTGCAGCTCGCTCGCGCTGAGGCGGAATCTGAGTAATAGTGCCAGCACGAAGAAGCGAAAGAGCTTTTCCGCGAATACTATTGATCGTACGATTCAGAGCGTCTGCGATATCCTCTACGAAAGAACCCTTGTTTACCATACGAATAAAAGTTGCCTCTTCTTCGTCGGTATAGGTCTTAACCGTTTCCGGCTTCGGAGTTGGACGAACATGGCTAGTCAGTTCCAGAGAAAGAATTTTTCCCTGAATTTGCTTAGCAGTAAATTCGCCGTCACCAAATTGCTCTGCAATTTCACCGTAGGTGTACTTGCCAGAGTTTGCTTCTACGAAGTCTGCAAGCTCATCAGCCTGCTCATCCGTGAAAGCTTTGCGAGCAGTGGCAGAAGCCAGCTCAACTTCAATCCCCATCTTACGCAGCTTACTAGAAACTGAGCGTGCTGAGGTTTCAAAACGCTCGGCAGCTTCAGCTACAGTATTTTGCGATACGGGGGTTTCTTCTCCTACAAAACTTTCCAGTTCTGCAGTACGTTCATCAGTCCACTTCGGAAGTGCTTTAGTCATTATCGATCTCCTAGAAATTCTTTCAAATTAGTAACTACAGTTATACCTGATTCTTTTGCTTTTTTAGTCTTTGCTGACTCTATACCGCTCTCGTTAACCAAAATAGTGACGTCTTTTGTTATACTATCTTTTATCTGATACCCGAGAGCTTGCAATGCACTGGCGGCTTCAGCTTTAGTTTTGAATGACGAAAGTTTACCTGAAATACACACAACTCCAATAATTCTCTCAAGTTTAGGTTTTTTAGATACTTGAAAAGAAAAAGGATAGATATCCAGATTATCTTTTGCCGCGTTCCACCAATGCATCAAATTTTTAGTAGCTGCTGGTCCGAGTCCGGCTTGTTGGCAAACACTTTCACTAAGTTCTTGAATACTAGTTATTACTTTGCAAAGCTTTGCTGTAGCCGTCTCTCCAATCAACGGAATACCAAAGGCGGGAAGAACGTTCTCCAGAGGTGCTGAGATAGAAGCCTGAATTTCTTCAAACAACTTTTTAGCAATAAGCTCAGAGCCAAGGCCGTCCACCATAGTTACTAAATCAAGCTCATAAATTTGTTCAATAGATTGCAAATTTAGATTTTCTATTGTGGCGGGACCAAGACCCTTAATCTTTAGAGATTTTGCCCAATGCTCGATACGCTTTGAATTTTTAGCGTAGCAATCCACATTCAGGCAATAAAGAAGATCATTTTTCCATTCCAAGACGAATCCACAACTTGGGCACTTAGAAGGAGCTTGAATAG